TTCAGGGCCAGATTTTTAAGAGCTTCACCGTCCTGGTGATTAGTGCGTCCTGCTGATGGATTAAATTTACAAGATAGTTTGTAATGTGTCTACAAGAAATATTGTATTTAAAGGCGAGAAAAACAAATATCATTGTTTTTAAACAATAAATAATTTGTTTTTTTGTTTTGATTATTGCTTTTGAGGGCAGCGACCGACTACATCGCCAACAAAGGATTTGGTGGAGGTAAGGTCAGGCAAGCCAGGGATGTTCATCACCTTTGAGTAAAGGACTTTTTTGTCATTAGAAATTGACCAGGTTTCTATAGTTATGCCGCCTCCAGCCTGGAAAACTCCCACTAATGTGTTTTCTGAAACTGCGGTGTACTTCATCTCGGGAACGTAGCCAGAACTGGCATTGTAAATACCTGAACCATCTTTATCGATAGTTACGTTAAATACGCCATCTGTTACTTGATCTTCCTCATACTCGTAATTGCTACCACGCATGGCTCCATAACCTTGCAGATTGGCAACAATCCAGCAATCAGCCTGGCTGCAGAAAGAGCTAGCCAGCAGTGCTGCCATGAGTAATGTCTTTCGGGTATTGATCATATGAATTTAACCCTCGCCTCAACAACAACGCCTATTATTCGGCAATTGCCATTTACGGGGGTCATCGGCCAGGCAGGATTTAACCCTTTAAGGTATTTCTGGCCGCCGTCGATAATCAACTTCTTGAAGGTGGCTTCGTTAGCGTCGGTCATTTTTGCAACCACTAGGCTGCCATTGACTGCCTCTCTGCCGGTATCTACAAGAACCATATGACCCGCAGGAATGCTTTGTCCTGCCGGAGAGGTCATGGAGTCACCATCAACTCTCAACCAAAATCCATCCCCCAGCATATGGATGTCGCTGTCATACCATTCTTCTATGTCTTTCAAGTTATATGGCTCGCAAGCTTCAGACCATGAACCCGCACTAACCGCGCTTATCAACGGATATTTTCCCTTTGAGTGTTTTGGTCCAACATATTCGATGTTAGCGTCAGCAGATCCGTTTACGAGCCAATCAACACTAGTTCCGAGTGCGGTAGCAAGCTCGGGAAGAAAGCGTGGGCGCTTTGTTTTCCCGTTCTCAAGTTGCTCAATAGACTGCTGAGTAGTGCCAACCCTCTCTGCTAACTCAACCTGGTTGAGTCCGAGCTGGATCCTCTTACTCTTAACCCTAGAAGAAATACTCATAAACACCTCTTAAATTTATCCTCCATGGTTACAAGAAAAACTGTAATTGACAAACAAGTTACTTTGTATGAAAATACAAGAAAGTTTGTAGAAGGAGGCTATATGCAGACTCTATCGGAACGCCTCAAAACCAAACGAGTGTCAATGAACATGACGCAGACCGAGCTGGCAACCAAAGCTGGCGTTAAGCAACAATCAATTCAACTGATTGAAGCCGGTGTAACAAAACGTCCTCGTTTTTTATTTGAGATTGCTATAGCTCTAAATTGCGACCCTGTGTGGCTGCAATATGGAGCAAAAGACGGCCACGCCGCCTAACAACCACCTGCTCTTATCACATCTCAGCCCTGAAAAAGGGCGATTCAAACAAACAAGTCTTTATGGCTCTGCGTGTCTGCGCATGGCCTTTTAACTATTTCAACACAAAGGAATTATCACAAATGGAAAGCACAACCTCACGAAACAAAGACCAGGCACGAAAAATTGAGTCCTGGATTCTGAATCAGATTGCTATGCGCGGTTCGACAAACGTCGCCAAAGCGCTTGGCATGGACAAGTCAGGTATCACCCGCTGGAAGGAAAGCATGCTGCCTAAGCTGTCGATGCTCTTAGCAGTACTGGAATGGGGAGTTGTCGATGACGACATGGCCCGGCTGGCTAAGAAGGTTGCCGAGATCCTCACAAATGAAAAACGTCCAGCTGCTGGTAACAGTCTGGACGCTTAAGAAACTGTGTTACGCCAACACGAAATTTCAGGAGTAATTATGGCAAAGCGTCGTAAGAAATACCAGGAAAATGAAGAGATTCGTCGCCCGGAATCGCCTGAAGGATTAGTGAATACAGCTGCCAGTAACAAAGCGTTCGCAGAGCGCCTTATTGGTGTTTACAGACTAGCCAAAGCAGGAGTGAAGAATGGGCGTCGTTAGCAAATTATCCGACTACAGACCGTCACCGGCGGTCGTGGAGCGACAGGTGGCTGATATCGATGATGGGTATACCCGCATCGCTAACGAGCTTCTGGAAGCGGTTATGGCTGCTGATTTAACGGCTCGCCAGCTGAAGGTTGTTCTGGCGGTGATCCGGAAGACATACGGATTCGGTAAGAAATTCGACCGTATCACTAACACGCAGATCGCTATGATGACCGGCATTCACCACACTCATGTCTGCAAGGCAAAGAACGAGATGATTGCGATGAATATCATCGTCACTAACGGTCATTCTATCGGTGTGAACAAGGTCATTTCTGACTGGAATTTCGAGGTTAGCCAAGTTAGCGAATCATTAGCCAAGGTAGCCAATAAAACATTAGCCAACTCAGCTAATTGGTATAAGCCAACTCAGCTAAACACAAAAGAAACTATTCAAAAGAAAGAAAAGAAAGAACACACACAGTCATCTGGCGATGACCGCGAACCGGTTAAACCTGAAAGGCGAAAACCAGTTCGAATCGACTATGCGGAATATCTCGATGCATACAACGAGATTGTCGGTGAAAGACTTCCTCACGCTGTTGAAGCCAATGCGGAGCGCCAGAGAAAACTCCGCAAGCTAATCGACTCACTTGCTACCAAGAACATCGACGGATTCCGAGCATACGTCAAAGCGTTCATGTCCGCTGCAAGGCCGTTCCACTTCGGTGATAACGATCGTGACTGGGTAGCGAACTTTGATTACCTGCTGAGACCGAAAGTTCTCGTGGCAATCCGGGAGGGAACGCTATGAGACAGGATATCGAAGCAAGCGTGATCGGCGGGTTGCTCCTCGGTGGCTTAACACCTGCAGCTGGCGATGTGCTGGCAACGCTGGAGCCTGAGGCCTTCTCGATACCTCTCTACCGGAAAGCCTTTGAGGTGATCCGCAAGCAAGCCCGTAACCGAAGCCTGATTGATGCGCTGATGGTAGCCGAGGAATGCGGTGAAGAACACTCTACCGATGTCATGATGACAGCCCGAGCGTGTCCAAGCGCTGCAAACCTGAAAGGTTACGCAGGTATGGTTGCGGATAATCACCACCGCCGCCTTGTGCTGAGCCTCATGGACGAATTGCGCGATCCGATTCTCAACGGAACCATCGACACTTCAGGCCACGCAATGGATGAGCTGGTTAAGCGACTGTCATCAATCCGCAAGCCGAAGAGTGAAGTTACTCCCGTTCGCCTGGGTGACGTTCTCGATGATTATGCTGAGACACTGGAAAACCGGCTAAGAAATGGCGCTGAATCAGACACTCTGAAGACCGGAATTGATGAGCTTGATGCGGTGACGGGGGGGATGAACGCTGAAGACCTCGTGATTATTGCTGCCAGACCAGGCATGGGTAAGACGGAGCTATCACTTAAGGTTGCCGAAGGAGTGGCAAGCCGAAAGATGCCTGGAACGGATACGCTTAGAGGCGTCCTGATTTTCAGTATGGAGATGAGCAATCTTCAGATCGCAGAACGTAGCATCGCAGGCCGTGAAAATATGGCCGTCAGTGCCCTGAGAAACCCTGCAAACATGGACGATGAAGGATGGGCGCGAGTTTATAACGCGATTTGCCACCTCAAAGACCTTGATGTCTGGATGGTAGATGCTTCGAAGCTGACGGTTGAAGAGATTCGAAGTATTGCAGAGCGTCAGAAGCAGGAGCAACCGCAACTTTCCCTGATCATGGTTGACTACCTTGGCTTGATTGAGAAACCGAAAGCAGACCGAAACGATCTGGCGATAGCGCATATCTCAGGAAGTCTGAAGGCGATGGCGAAGGATCTGAAAACACCGGTCATATCGCTAAGCCAGTTAAGCAGGGATGTAGAGAAACGGCCAAACAAGCGGCCTACCAACTCAGACCTGCGAGACTCAGGAAGCATTGAGCAGGACGCTGACTGCATCATCATGCTCTACCGAGAAGCAGTCTACGAAGAGAACTCCCCGGCTGCCGCTTTCGCAGAAATCATCGTCACTAAAAACAGATTCGGAACACTCGGAACGGTCTATCAAAGATTCGTTAACGGTCACTTCATGCCCTGCGACCAGGACGAAGCAAGAAACATATCAACCCCAAAACAATCGTCAAAACGTTACTCAAAAGGAGCTGACGTCTGATAAATCCGTTCCCGGAGGCATCATGAAAACCAACGGTCAAATACCCGCAATCATCAACTACGTTACTGAGCACCCAGGCTGTTATCTCTCCGATATTATCCGGGCTACCAAAGTCCCCAAATGCTCAGCAACAGCAGCACTATCAAACCTCACTAAAGCACAAACACTTCGCCGTGAAGGGATGGAACGCCGGTTCCGTTATTACGCGATACCTCCTGAAGAGCGACCGGTTATCGAGAAAAAGAAACGACCAGCCTGTTATAGCCGCGACGAAGTAAACACCCTCACCAACCTATTTAATCAGCGCCTGGCAGAAGTCAGGAGCGGGAGATAAGCATGAAACCAACATACGAACAACTTGAGCAACAGCTTGCAGAGTCTCAGCGCGAGTTCCGTGCTGCTGATGCGACTATCGAGAATCTGCAGATGAAGGTTGAGAAGCTGGCTGCGGAGAATTCGTATCTGCTAAATGGAGCTGCACGCGAGCTTAATACCTCATGGATGTTCCATAAGACCATGCTTGGCGCTCAGGCGGCATTGGTCTGTATTTCTCGGGGAGATATCAAATCGGCGCGCGATTGGCTGGAAGGAACAACAGACGAAGCTGGTGCTGATATTCCTGACGAAATCACCGTGGCAGAACTTCAGCCGTGGTTTGACAGCCAGATGGTTAGTAATGACGGCGAGAGCGGATTCCTGACGCGGGAAGAGGCAGAGGATGCTATCAAGTCGAGAATCCCAGCGACCGACGCTGTCCTGGCTGAAGTGCGTGCAAGCGGTGCTGAAGAGGTGGCATCCACATGTCGAGCACTTGCCGATAGAGACAACTGCTCAGTGAACATGCGTTGCAGCTACAACCTAACAGCCGAACGCGCCGAGGCAATCGCCGCCCAACTTCGCCAGGGAGTGCAGTCATGAGCGGTTCTATCGATGAACAACTGACCGATGAAGTGATCAACGCAGCTTTCGAAAACACCAATTTCGGGCGCACTGACTTCCGCACCATCCTGGCAGAAACCGTCATGAAGCGCGCTGCTGGATATCACTCCGGATGGACGGCAACGACTATCTGCATGCGTCTGGGATTGCTCGGAAAGCATGAGCGACCAACAAAGCTCGGCCTGACATTCGCCTTCCATCACTACTACAAACCATGCGTTCGTGAAGCGCTGATGCCGGATAACGGCCTTGAAATCTGGGAAAAACTTGGAGCACAGGAGGCCGGCCAATGAGCATGACAACGAATAAGCAGGCAGTCGATAAAAAGGCGCTGAACTACGACCCCACTGACCCAGACAAAATGCGTCTACCGGCAGGGGTGACGTGTGGTAATTGCCAACACATCAGCCGCTGTAAAGCCATCTTTGGACACGTAAAAACGGACACTTACTGCGACTGGTCGCCATCGCGATTTGTCGCTGGCATCACCACCAAAGGAGAGTGATATGACTGACAAGCTGAAGATTCGCGCCGAAGACGTTGAGCCTGGCGATGTGGTTATCACCTTCCACGGTAAGCGTTACACAGTGAAGTCTTTCTGGATGGAAGACGATGTTGTGACTCTGTTCGGTACCGATGGTTCTGAAACTGAATATGACTACGACGACATTCTCGACGTTGAGAGGGACTAGCCCATGACCACAATAACCAAAGAAAGAGTCGCTGAATTTATCAAGAATCCTCTCGATAACGGATTGACTCGCGGCGAGCAGATGGAGCTGGCGCGTATCGCGCTGGCATCGCTCGAAGTTACTGCCGTGATGTACGCCAGCCAGGAGACATTAGATGCTGCTGAGCAGGGAGAGCACCTTCTCAGGACTCTTTCCAAGCCGAGTGGCGATGCTGTCATCCCGCTATTCACCGCCCTGCCAGCGCCGGTAGTTGATGCAGACCTGCTTCACATTGCAGCTTCAGCAATCGAGGACCTGCTGACCAATAAAGACACGGCTGGCGCAGGAGTATGGGCAGATGTGCCAGAAAAGTTACGCCGCGCCGCCATGCTTCAGGTTAAGGAGTGAGAATGCAGATATCACCGATCACTCTTCGAGTAGCTCAGGAGTTTGTCGCTCAGCACCATCGACATAACAAGCCTCCGCGCGGCCATAAATTCAGCATTGGGCTGAAAAATGAAAATGGTGAACTTATTGGAGTCGCTACAGCTGGCAGGCCGGTAGCCAGACACTTCGACGACGGTCTGACGATTGAGGTAAACCGTACATGCACGACAGGCGAGCGCAACGCTAACAGCGCTCTTTACGGAGCTATATGGCGGGCAGCGAAGGCAATGGGATACGTTCGCTGCATCACCTACACCCAGGCTGATGAATCAGGAGCCTCTCTGCGTGCCGCTGGATTTGTTCAGGTTAAGGATCTTCCAGCCAGAAAGGGGTGGGCAGCATCTAGCGTTGCGCTTAAAGATAAGCGTGACCCGGTAGGAAATGGTGGTGTTTCGCGTGTTCTTTGGGAAATCAGGAGAGGTGTATGAATAATATTACGAATGAGCAATTGGATGGACTGATTAAGTCAGCGGTAAATTCTTCTGGCCCCTTGCCTCCTGACGAGAAATTTTCACAGATAATTTCCGCCCTACGTGAGTTGCGTGAGTTGAGAGACGCCATGCAGGGCAAAGCCGAACCTGTAAGCCAGCCTTACAAGTTGCGTGATGGTTGGGTGGCTGTTCCGGTTGAGCCGACAGAAGACATGATTGTTAATGGCTTCGAGTCTGAGCCAGACGAGAGCTTTAGCGATGAGAAGGAGTGGGAAGCATACGATGCGATGAGTGGATGCCAGCAGGCGGCGCACCGGGCGAAGCTGTGCTGGGCGGCGATGATTGCAGCAGCACCGCAGCAGGAGGTGAAGTCGTGAGTAAAGCCGAAGCGTTGAAGTATGCCATGGTGATTGGCTTCGGCGTGGCTGCCGGGATTCACCTTTACGTAGCATGGGCATCCCTGCTTGAGATTGTTTGGGGCGCAGTTAAAGGGATTGTCAGCCATGCCTAACCCATTCGACACAACGTCAAGCAACATTTGACTTCAACTTAAATCCTGGCAAACTTAAATCACCGTCGGAGTTGAACGCCCGGCGGTGACCTCTGCGTCTAATGGGGACATTATGACGCCACAATCTGAACGTATTAACCTGTCACAGATGCAGCAATGCACCTGCGATTTTCTGCATTCATCGTCCTTCGCTCAGGAGGTCGCATGAATATCCCTCAATGCGGTATCAAACTGCATGCCGGTAACTTCGACGCCATCGGCAACTTGCTTCGTGAGCAACTCGCTACCGGCAAGCCGCTGCGTTTGCAGGTCAAAGAGTGGCGTGAGAAACGCAGTCTTTCACAGAATTCACTTCTTCATTTGTGGCTTGGCGAAATCAGCGAATACCTGATTAAGTCTGGTCGAACTGATGCAACCCCAGAGTGGGTTAAGCGCAACCTCAAAAAGACCTATCTCGGATGTGAGGAGGTCACATATACCGACTTTATTACCGGCGCAAAGGAATCAACCTGGGAGCCTCGCCACACGTCACAACTCGATACAGGTGAGATGCACATCTTCTTATGCAAAGTCGAAGCATGGTGCGCTCAGTTTGGTCTGGCGCTGACAATTCCGAGCGGCTGTGAATTCGAGCAGCTTCGCGATAAGCAGGAGGCGTAATGACACCTCTCGCTAAAGTCATTGAAAGCGGCATCTTCAAAGTGCCTGCTCGCCGTAAGCGCAAGCCGGTAGCCAATCCATCCGATATCTCAACTTTCAATTACTCCGCCCATCTCTATGACGTGCGCTGGTTACGCCTGCGCGCAAGGAAGGTGAAGAATGGCTGATTTACGCAAAGCGGCACGCGGTCGTGAGTGCCAGGTTCGAATCCCGGGAGTTTGCAACGGAAATTCTGAAACATCTGTGCTGGCACACATCCGCCTGGCCGGACTGTGCGGTACCGGCATTAAGCCGCCAGACCTGATCGCCACCATCGCATGCCATGCGTGCCACGAGGAGATTGATCGTCGCACTCACCTGGTAGATGCGGAATATGCAAAGGAGTGCGCGCTGGAAGGAATGGCCCGTACACAGGTTATCTGGCTGAAAGAGGGGCTGATCAAAGTATGAATATGTTCAACATCACCTTGCCGTGGCCGCCAAGCAACAACCGATATTACCGACACAATCGCGGTCGCACTCACATAAGCGCCGAAGGTCTCGCATATCGCCAAGCCGTCTCGAAAATCATCTCTGATGGAATGCTGGATATCCGCATCGAGTCACCCCTAAAAATTCGAATTGAATGCCATATGCCGGACCGGCGCCGTCGTGACCTGGACAACCTGCAAAAGGCAGCATTCGACGCGCTGACGAAAGCCGGGTTCTGGTTGGATGACTGCCAGGTAGTTGATTACCGCGTAGTGAAGATGCCAATCGTAAAAGGCGGCCTTCTTGAACTGACCATTACAGAGTTGGAGGCAGCATGAAGGCTAAATGGAATCTCATATGGGCTAACCTTCGCGAATTTAGCGCGGGGCGCACCTTTGAGAACGATTATCGGTGGCTCAAAAATGAAATCAGCATGTCTAGGGAGGATAGAGAATGACCTTCTCAGACTTCCTGCGCTACCAGTTTGAAAGCACCAGACGCGCTCAATTACCACCGTTAGCCACTCACAACCAGGCCAAAACCAAACAGCCAGAGAGGGCAGCAGCATGAGAAAGCTAACACCAATTTATTCCATGGTTAACTTTGTCGATGACGCCCAGTTCCGCCGCGTCTGGAAGCACCCGAAGAAAACCATCACCACAAAGCAACGCGCATGGGTCCAGTACATGATGTCCGTATGGGGCCGTATCAACTGCGGCGATGACTCCCCTCCTGGTGCGATTAACGTAATCGGTCGTCTGATGATCCGCAGTCAGTGGAGTCCTGATAAAGGCGAGCAGATTGAAAGCCTGGTTAAATGGCTTTACAGCAACGAGGGTGGGGCGCTTAGAGGTGAGGAACTCTATAAGAAAGCTCGCGAACTGGTTATCCCCCAGTCATCAGCCAGCAACATCATCGCTCTCGCCAAAGAATCAGATGATGCTGCTTTCGTGGAAAAGGTGATCGTAAAGCTGTTCCATCGGGAAAGTCCGGTCCGCGATTACGCCATTAAACGATATTGCGAACGCAACTGCACTCAACATATCGCATCAGCAATTAGCCGCATGACTGGTGCCGACATCCAACAATGTCGCCGCCGGGTAGTCTGGTGCGAGAAAGTATTCGAAGCGGAAATGTTTTATGCTCTGAGAAGAGAAATGGAGAATGAGAATGCTCTCATTGCGGCATGAGTGAAAAATATTTGCTAAATATATTGATTTCGCGAAATAGAAGTGCATAATTCACTGTATGCTCGGACGTCAAAGGAGAAAGAGCGCGGTGAAACGAAAAACACCAAAGAATGCAGAGCCACTGGTTAAAAACGGTGGCTTTTTGGTTTCTGAAATCCGATAGCAAAACACGCCGTCATCGTGGCTGCGTTATCCTGCATCAGGTGCATAACTGACTTCGCGATTAGGTTATGCCGTCTACTCCACGAAACGGAGTGCGCAACAGGTAAGAGCATTCTCCCGTATGGGGCTTGGCTTAAATGCACCGAGTGCTCTTTCCGTTGTGGTGAAAACGGGGTCTGTAATGGGTACTCAGCCAAAGAACGTTCCTGAACGGCGCTGAGCTAAGTCGCATGTAGTAGCCAACCACACATCAAATCCCGCTACCTGGGACCATAAGCGCCTCGCGCAAGTTATACCCTCAATTGCTCACTTCGCTGTGAGATTTTTTATTCAATGCTACTGATTACTCGGTGGCATGCGTAGTTAGCTATGGCTAGACCGGCCAGTTGAAAAGCAGTATCGTCACTGCCTGCCATAGCGAACATTGACGAGCAACTAGACGAGGTTGTTATGAAAATAAATTTAGTTGGCGGCCCGCTCAATGGAAGGGTTATTGATGAGTGGAGGCAGCCAATCCCTAAGGTTTACAACCATCTAACATTTAGACCGGTATTTGACCAAGAGGGAAGAAATCTGAGCCATTATCGAATGGTTAAAAATTCCTACTGGCTGTCTAAAAACAAGGCAGAATACGAATACGCAGGAAGTGAGGACGTCTAGGCGTCCTTTTTTATTGCACGACCTTTCTGAAAGCGCATCCCACCAAATACCAGACAGACAATACCCTCACCTTATCCGCTGTGGCTACGGTGCGGTGCGCTTTGCAAAAAAGAAAAACCCAGCTCTATGGCTGGGCTTCGTGAAGATGGGTGGCAAGAGACTGCGTCAACAGCCTCCTGCCTGATTTGCTCATGCCTTTAGTCACGAACAAACCACGTTACCGTTCAAAGTATCCTGGATTTGTTCAACGCACCATCATCCCTATTCCTAATTTGAACAGATCCCCATGCAGGTTTTGGGGGTAGAGCATGTACCGTATGGACAAAATAAGAGAATGGTTCAGTTACTGGTTTGGAGGACTTACTGCAATGGGCGGAGTTCTCTCCCTTAATGACTGGGCTCTCATCATAGGTATTCTTTGTACCGTCGGCACATTCGGCATCAACTGGTACTACAAGCGCAAAGAGCGCGAGGACAGATTGAATGGCAATGTCACCGGCGCTCAGAAATAACATTATTGCGGCTCTCGGAACTGGGGCGATAGGAATCGCAACGGTAATGGTATCCGGTAAAGCAGGCCTCGAAGGTCGAGAGCACTATCCCTATAAAGATGTTGTAGGTGTAATCACCGTCTGCGATGGTCACACAGGGAAGGACATCATCTGGGGTAAATACTACTCGGACAAAGAGTGTGATGCCCTGACCCGCAAAGATATGCAGCGTATAGCTTCACAGGTTGACCCGCATATCAAAGTGCCAACTACTGAAACTCAACGCGCGGCAATTTACTCCTTTGCTTACAACGTCGGCGCAACAGCCACTATCAACTCCACTCTCCTGAAGAAACTGAACGCTCGTGATTATGCTGGAGCATGTTCAGAGCTTAAGCGCTGGGTTTATGCCGGAGGTCAGAAGTGGAAAGGCCTGGTTAACAGGCGTGACGTTGAATATCAGGTATGCACCTGGAGCCAGAAATGAAATATCTTCCGTCTGCAATTTGCATGATTGCTGCTGCATACCTTGCGTATAAGGGAATAGATGGATGGGGATGGTTCCTTGCTGTAGGGGTCATCCTGTTATGAGCAGACTAACCGCAATCATCATTGCCATAGTCGCCTGCATCATCGTCTCGCTTGGCTGGATGGCGAACCACTACCGTGATAACGCCATCGCATACAAAGAGCTGCGCGATAAGGCAACGGAGCAACTCAGCCTCGCGAACGCCACCATCAAAGACATGCAGACCCGTCAGCGTGATGTCGCTGCTCTCGATGCCAAATACACACAGGAACTCGCAAATGCTCAGGAAAATATCAATCAGCTTGAGCTCGATGTTGCTACTGGCAAGCGCAGGCTGCAGCTCAACGCAACCTGCAAGAGCAACTCCACCACCTCCGCCGGCATGGATGATGCTACCAGCGCCAGACTTACTGAGTCCGCTGAACGGGATTATTTCAC